TCAACCCAGCAAATTAGCTTCTATATCACGACGCAATACGAGGCCGGGTAGTACTCTTCCACCCCCGTAGACCCATCGGCGCAGCTCTTGTTTTGCCGAAGCCCAGTCCCTTTGGTTAATCCGCCTTCGTAGCGTTGATGTCTGCAGCCGGCCCGCCCCAAGATTGAACGTGAAGTCCACAATGGCGGCGAGTCGATTTTCTGGCTCATTAGTAAGAACCGGGCAATAACGCAGTGTCGCGGCTAGTGCCGTTTGCAGATCGTTGGAAAGGTAAACTTCACCTTCAGCCTCAGTGATCGGCGGATGCTTTGGATCGCAAAGATGGCCGTATCCGATTGTCCAGTAACCCGCCGGGCAGATGTACGGATACGCTCGAACAGGATCGTTCTTCGGTACTCGGCAAAAGCCCTCAAAGCTTTTTGCAAGCTCAATCGCTGCCTGCGGCACAGCAGTCACGGACGCACCCTATCAAACACGCGACCCAGAAACCAGAAATTCAGCACCCCAGCCCATAACGCCTGATCGGCACCCGTCCACGCATTAAGGATAGCCACACCCCAGGTCGCCCCGGCAGTGACTGCGGCTGCGAATGCCGCTGCCTTAGCTGTGCAGTAAAGTGCCATGAACCAGTAAGTGATCACGGGACGGACGCTGGTTGAGAGCGCATCAACCCACTTAACGCCCGAGGGCCCCCCTTGAGCAGCCACAGCTTCTTTTAGGGCCTCTATGGCGCCGGTATTCCATGCCGCATCGGATGCAGCACCGATTTCGGCCATACGTTGGGCTCCGCGCAGCTTCTCGAATTCAATGGCCTTATCCTGCATTGCCAGTTCGTGGCCACGCTCGCCTTTTCGGTCGATCCACTTCAATATCTCAGGAGCCAAACGGAAAGCGCCACCCAACAAACCGCCAAGAAGCGTCTCGATCATTGGACGCCCCCGTAGAGTTTCAACTTAATACTTGCGCCCACAATCAGAGCAACTAGAATGCCTGTGGTCAGTAACTTAATTAGAGTCTGCCAAGCGGTTTGTCTGGCTTGCCGCCAAGCTTCGATGAGTCCTCGCAGATCCCGGATATCTTTTGCCGCATGGCCGTTCTCCAGCCCAAGTGCTGCCAACGCACGCTCAGCTCCCTTTTCAGCTGCACGAATCAGTAGTTCATCGAGATCTTCAGGCCGAAGATTCAAAAAGTCATGATTGTCATATTCTGTTGCCATTCATTTCTCCAAAAAATAATGCCTACCAAAAAAATTCTTGGCAGGCATCAAAGAGGGATTACGGTGAGATTGATTGTTACTCGATAAATTTACAAATTTCCAAATGATCGCCAGGTGCGCGGGTCAAATACACCAGTCGCATAGTTCGGCTCTTCTTCATTAAAAACTAGCAGCACATCGCCAGATAAGGCAATGCGCTGTTCATTTCCCATGTCCCCCATTTTCACTGTGCCATGCTGAAGATGGCTTGGGAAAACCAGTAGCTGCGCTTCTTCAACAAGCATGATCGATTGATTAGCATTGAGAGCATTGCGTTCGAGGATCATTGAACGCTGCCGATTGGTGCCCTCTGAAAACGCGCCGTAATACGGCTCGTTAGGTGAAGCCTGAATTTGAAACGCGATCGCATCAGCTTCTTTAGGCATATTCATGTAGTAGACGAACGACAGGTGGCTAGTACCGTGTGCATGCGTAGGAGTCACGGTTCGATTATCAGTAGCACTGATCCATGTTTTTACGATGTGGATATCGACACGTGATCGGTCATAAGCTAACTGATCGAGATAGCTTTCTATACACCGCGACACAAATTCAAAAAATGATCTAAATGCCTCATCGGTATGCAGGTATACCTTTCCTGAACTTTCGCCGGAAATTAGACCTTGACCACTTTCGTGTGTAATACAGTGCTCGGGCATTCGGTCAAAAAACACACGCTTGAACGTCTCGTGGCTGTCGCTTTTAAACATACCCACAGCAGTAGGAAACAAGTAATGAAGTGAGCAGTTCATCATTTTTTAAGAAGTAGGAAGCAAACTTACCAACTCAGAAAATCTAAGCCTGCGAAAGCTAAATGAAATACACGAGCGTAAATTAGTGCGAGACATTCGAACTGCATGAGGCTTAGCAACGTTCAATAACCATGCCTCGCCTTCTTTTGCGACAAATTTTCCCTGAGAAGTAAGGCTTTTCGTTTCTTCATCAGCCTCAAAAAACTCGGTGGTTTCTTGTGCACAGTTGATGTAAACATTGATTGCCGAACGTCTTCCAATATCAACGTGTGGCGGTACGGTTGAGTCAAGATGTGGCTTTTCCATTTTCATGTAAAAAACACCTGGTACTTCACGGTCCAGCACTGCTCGTGGTAGCTGCGAGAGCAATTTATTTGCAATGGTTTCTGGGATTGCATAGACATGAAGCGGTGTTGGTGGAGCTATTTCTTTTTCCCACAACGTATATTTGTAGCGCGCTCTATCCGGCACGTCTGCAACTTGGGGCATCGGCCATGAGGACGCATCAAAGTCTGGCACCTCAAATTGAAGCGCAATTTGACTAAAATAATTCATGTTTTAATCAAACGTATTAAATGCGATCCCGTGTCGAACTTTCCCCAGTCCCATCTATTCGGGTATTTATGGTGGTAAGCATGTCGCCATTCACATGTTGGCATAAGTAACTCCAACCACTGCATGTCACGAGGACCATGTCTCGAATGACTAATCGTTTGATGTACTGCCGTGAAGAAAAAATATAAAGCCACCGGTAAAACATAACCAAACAAAGAAAGAATCGGCGAAATAAAGTAAAGCAACCCAAATATCAAGAAACAAAGTAATGCGCCGTAATCAAGCAGGAATAACTGAAACGGATCGCGAGCAAGTCGAATCAGCACCCTTGATTTCATACCAGCAGGAACTCTATAACGCCTGACAAAGAAAAACTGCCAGCCTACGATATGAGAGTCTTTGTCTGTGTCAGAAAAATTATGATGAGTATGATGCGCGTGAACAAAAGCAATCGGACTTGCGTGAAAACTGAGAGTACCCACAAGGGCAAAAAAATACTGCCAGAATGTTGCGCATTCAAAGGTGCGGTGCGTGTAATACCGATGCAAACCAACAGATACAGAAATCTGTATAGCCATGTAAACAATAAAAGTTAGTGCCAACCAAAGTGACGACACATACCCGCTGAAAATAAGATAAATAGCATAAATAGCAGCAAACTCACTCGCAAGACAAGCTAGCGACGAGTTCCAAACATTTATTTTGAAAAACTGTTTCATGGAAAAATTAGACCGAAACAATCTTCGATTGCCGTAACTGACCGACTGCCACTTTTAAATTCAATTTGCCGAAGATCGCGAATAGTTGCGCTACCAATTTTTAATTGACCTTGGCAAAGAGAAAGCTTAGTACCTTGTGCAAGGGTAGTGCTCTGCCCCGCTTTAAGTGAAAACACTTGAAGATTGTCAATCAGCAGAAATAATGGATTAGCAGGCTTGGGCTGCGGCACACAAAATACAGTCGAATCTTCTTTGAAATCTGCACGCCAAACACCGGCTGTTTCTTTGATCAACGCATTGCAGTAGCCGGGCCCACGCACAGATACTTCTTGAGTATCTATGTTGACTTGATTTACTAAACCTTTTGTATATAACCAGCACGTTTCAAAAGGCACAATCACGTTGACAAGGCCATCAACATAAAGATCATCATTCAAAACTTCATTCTTTAGTATCTGATGGCGTATGACGGTATAGCCAAACGCAGGAAAAGCTTTTGTATCCATACTAGACCTCAATAATGGTTTGCTCGTTAATGGCTTCTCGCTCAGCCGCATCATGCGCAGTCCTGATCTCCCAATAAGAACTCAGAACAGATTGATAGGTATCGAGGTTTTGTATTTTTTCGTTTCGGTAGATGCGTCCTGTTCTTCGATCAAAAATCTCTTGCTCTCCCCACGTGCCAAACCACTGCACAGCATGCACATCTGCTGCCACGTTTGTCATATCGACACCGACAAAACTCACGCCGTCTACTGAACAAAATTTATCCGAAGGGATAATGGTTGCCCGCAAAGGGATAGTCATTTGTTTATCTCCATGTTGATCTGTGGTCGTATCTGGGTACCAGTAGCCGCCAGCAGGACTTTCTGCCCTACTTCGTTTGCTTTCACCATCTCATTTCTAAAACTCTCAACCGCTGCTCCGGTTGATCGTTGTTGCTGGCTGTTTTCAATGAGCAAAACCGGGAGCCACACGACGGCGCAAGACCATTCGTCGACTTCTTTTCCAGTGTTAGGGTTGTGACCGCGTACTTGCGTGAACCAGGCACATTGAATGCCTATGCACTCTTTTTTTAAAAGAGGGCAGTAATTTCCAGGCTTTATTTCCATGATCAGTTCTTGGTTGCGATGATGACGTCGACGTACTGAACAGCCAGATTGATGGCGGTTCCAGTAAAGGCGTGATTGTGGGATCCACCACCCCCGGCATTATCAGTACTGAGGTTGTACTGCGTACCACCCGAACCCCCTCCATTGCTGGATCCAGTGTTGAAGCCAGTCTGCCCTTTGACTGCATTTCGATAATTAATGTTGTGCGCATGGGCTGGTATCTGAGCGAGTGACAACGTCGTACTTCCCACAGTGCCACTTACACCCTGCGATATGAATGCAGAAGTAAATGCAACGGTGCCTCCCGAGCTCACTGCACCATTCACTACGCGAAGTGCTTTGTCATTGTGCGTCGTATCTTTTGTCCATCCAGTCGGTGCGGCGGTTTGCTGAAAGAGCAGCCTTGTCCCACTGGCAAACTCTTCAGGCAAAGTCTGCCAACCAGGAGGTGCGGCACTTCCAGCCGAGGTCAAAACCTGCCCAGCTGCACCAAAGTTAGCGCCACCTGCCCCCACAGCGCCTGCAGCGTTTATGACGACATGGTCAGTGTTACCCGCTCCCAAAATCAAACTCTTGCTTGGGTAGGCATTCTTTACATACGCATCACCAGTCGAGCTTTGGCCGACTGATAAATAGTTCGCTGCCGTCAGCCCCCAATATTGAAAGGCGCCGGCTGCTCGTACTTGATATTGCAGTCCAGTTGCTGTGTCTCCCGCCTTGTTAAGCGG